ACGATACCACTACCGAAACGAGTATTATATTCGTTCTTCATTCCAGTATCTGGTTCGAAAATAGAAACAACTGCACCAGCACGAATAGGAATATCTCCGGTCTGGGCATACGGGCAGAAGGGTGCTAGTCCAATACCAAACTGATTGTTCTGGTTAGGTACCATCATAATCAACAGAGGCTTTTGTAGGATTACAAGACCCTCAGCACTTTCATCAATGTCAGCAATGATTTCCTCACCGCTGATTAGCTTTATACATTTAATATTGGACATAGCATTCACCTTCTTAAATTATTACTTAGTTTTACCTTCTGCCAAGAATTCGGCAGCTTGTGATGGATATTCATTATCCTCATCGGTAATGTCGATCTTCTTGGCTTTCTTTTCTTCTGGAATAAATGCTTCAAGCCAAATCTTTAGCATACCATTTACCAGAGTAGAACTTTTTACTTCAACATTGTCGGCAAGAGTGAATTCACGTTTAAATCCTCGCTCGGCAATACCTTTGTAAAGGTATTCAGTATTGTCAGTGGCATCGATTTTACCACGAATACTCAACAGACCTTCTTGCAATTCAATATCAATCTCGGACTTACCGAAACCAGCAACGGCTAGTTCAATAACGTAGCGGTCTTCATCGACCTTCTTGATATTGTATGGGGGATATTTAATTGGCATCATCTGGGATGATTGGTCGGCAATATCTGCCAGCCTCTTCATAACACGGTCTGCGCCAACGAAATAACGATCCATCTGTGGGATCATTGTTGTATCAAATTTCATATTTTTGCTCCTATTAAGCGAGTTTAAAAAAGTGTGCCATCCGAAGCATGACACACTTTATTTATACTATACTTTTAGAAGAAAGTCAACTACTTTTTGCGACCGATGTTATACTTTTGAATAAGTTCCCACTCGTTCTTTTCTTTGTAAGCAATTACTTTGATTTGATTTAGAGGTGCCTTGTCCTCATGAATTTCTGGATTGAGAATGGTAATCAAACCCCAGTCCGAAAGTAAATGCGCAACAGTATTTCTACGTTGCAAGTCATTATCGCTAAAGTCCGCATCTTTACCATCTAAGGCAAAGAGTTCCTTAAAGTGGACAATGAAATACCTACCCTGCTTATGAAGGATATGGCATGACTGATAAAGAATCTTATCCTTACGAGACGCTACCCCAATACGTGAAAGAGTTTCACGAACCTTTAGAAAGTCGTCTGGATTCTCCAACTTAACTTCCAAGGGAGCATACCCAGGATAGTTAATATCAAAAAAATCTTCGCTCATTTTCTACCACCTTTATACAATTTCTCTTTTATTGTTTTCTTTTGTTCTTCGGAGAGAATTGTAAGAGCTTGACTAGCTTTTTCATTACTATAGCCATAATACTCCTTGATCATCTCAACTTCGGCATCGTCTTCAATTTTGATCCATTTATCAAAACGCTTTCTAGACCTAATTGTATTTATAAGAAAAGTATTTTGCAGAGCTTTATCAAGGTGTGGGCGGCAGTTCATCTCGTTGGCTGGAATGACAGTATCAGCACTGAAACTCAGTCCACGATTGATGATCCAAGGGTTGTATTGCTTCTCTGACCACTCATCTACTATGAGATTAGTCTTCTTGTGGTTAATATCGTTGATGAAATCAAAGGGAGAAATCTTGGCTTTTTTCTCCACATAATCTTCTGGCTTGTATTCTACCTTTGGATCACCAAGGCCCTCTAGAATACCGTCCATTACTTCCACTCCACTCCAGCCATAATCTCAACCAGACAGGCTACGAGATTGATTTCTTGGTTGGTGGCGAAAGCAGACTTGTATTGATAGTCGGCCAGCAGAACGATAAGAGCCGCAGGATACTTAACATCATCAAGAAGGGTATCATAAATCTTACGGAAAATGATGCCAGCATCGTTGTCGATATTATCTACAACCCACTGACGGACTTTCTTGAAGTCCTTACCACGAAGGGCATCAACCAGTTCTTTCATATTGATTTCTTGGACATTGGCCAAGATACCAGCATCGATAGTACCACTTACACTGTAACGCTGTAGTTCATTAAGAACACGGCGATAATCAGGGAAGTGCTTCTTGAGGACTTCGGCAACAACCTTGTCATCATACTGCACACTCTCGGCTTCAAGAATATCACCAAGACGTTTCATAAAACGTCCAGCCATCTTTGGTCTATCGGCCTTAGTCAGCTTGAATTCAATCACCGCAGTTCGACTATGCAGAGGTGCAATGATACGGTTCTTGAAGTTACAGGTAAAGATGAAGCGGCAGTTGTTGGCAAACTCTTCAATGAAGGCACGAAGGGCTGGCTGAGTGGAATTTGGATTCAGGTAATCGGCTTCGTCTAGAATAACAACCTTAGTCTTGCCGCTAAACGAGACAGAGGATGCAAACTCACGAATCTTGGTACGGAGAACATCAATACCAGATTCTTCTGAACCGTTAATAACGATATAATCACAACCCAATTCTTCACAAATGGCTCGGGCGATAGTAGTCTTACCTACACCAGCCGAGCCACACAGGAGCATATTGGGAATCTCACCAGTTGCCACAAACTGGCGAAAGGTATTCAGTTGTTCATCGGGAAGGATACAATCGTCCAGCTTACGAGGACGATACTTCTCAACCCAGAGGAAGTCTTCACGCATAATGATTCTCCATAATAAAATAAAATGTCCGTCGCGATGTGTAAGGGCATCCACGGACTCTGGCTTAGTGACCAGTATTCACTATATCAGTTGTTGCGCAACCAGTCAAGAATATTTTCGGGTGAAGTTACACCATAAGGATCATCCGCGCAGTTGTCCTCAACTACATCACCTTCAATGAACCACTTCTCAATCTGACCGTTATTCACCACAACAGCATATCGCCATGAACGTTCACCAAAGCCAAGATTGTCCTTCTGGACATTCATTCTCATCTTACGAGTGAACTTACCAGAACCATCAGGAATCATCTTAACCTTCTTGATCTTCTGATCTTTCGCCCAGCAATTCATGACAAAGGAATCATTGACAGATACACAGTAGATGTCCTTGATACCAAGTGCCTTAAACTCAGCAAAGTTCTTTTCGAAACCAGGTAACTGGTAGGTCGAACATGTTGGAGTAAAGGCACCAGGAAGAGAGAACAGAACTACACGTTTACCAGCGAAGTAATCATAGGTTGTCTTATCTTCCCAACGGAATGGGTTAGGACCTTCAATCGAGTCATCGCGGACACGGGTCTTGAAGACTACTGCAGGAACAATCTCAGGTAGTTCCTGATCGCTGGCTTCATCGTCCCACTCCCGCTTAAATTTAAACTTCTCTGCCATTATACCACAGCTACCTGCGCATCAAAGTCATTAAGAATGAGGAGCTTGTTAAACTGGCGAACAACTTCATCAAGGTCACTGGTGGTAAACGCAATGGTTACATCACGAGGGTCTTCTTCTGCATCATAAGGAATGCGGGCATTAAATGTGAATTCAAACTTAGTCATATTATTTCTCCTTAAATAGAGGACGCAGGGTCCATTGCAATGTAATAAACGAGTTCGCGACCCTTGCTCTTAAACTCCATGGCGCGCTTCTTACCAAGCGTGACAGTGTAGTTATCAGAGAGGACTTTGAGGTTCTCGGTCTTCACTCGGCAATCAAACACAGGAGCGGGGTCGGTGCTGATAGTCTTAGTGTAGGAGTTTGCCGATGAATTAGTGGGGTCGCCAACCTTGAGTTGAACCTGGGCGCCATCCGATACAATGCTGATGATTGGTGCCGAGGTGATTGATGCGGCGCGGAGAATCATGCTGATTGCATCCGCAGAAAGATCGAACGACCACACAGGTTCAATCTCAAGGTTTTTGTCGGGAGCAGCGGTCACGGTGCCAGGATCGGAATAGAAGTATTCAAACTTCGAGCCGTCCTTACTAACCTTGATGCTAGTCTCGCCAAAATCTACGTCCTGATCTTCCATAAGGGTCAGAAGTGCCAGAAGGCTGTTCAGATCATAGACGGCAATTTCACGCGGAAAGGTTTCAGTAACCGTGGCACGTGAAAAGATGTTCTTCCCAGGACTTACGGTACCAATCACATTACCCTGCCGAAACAGAATATTGGTATTGATACCAGCGTAGTTCTTTAGAAGTGAAAGTGTTTCATTAGAAATTTTCATAATATATTAACCTTTTTTCTTGTTGGTCTTATTACCAGTATTTGTTATAACAGAAATTGTGTCGTTTGTCAAGAGAGAACTGGTGCCCATGTTGTAATTATTCCAGTCTGGAACAATAGTATCGTTAAGGTTTAGCGTAATAGTATCATAACCATTTGGATGAGCAGACAAAGTTGTAGTAGACAAGGCTGTAGCAAGAGCAGGTTTTAGGTTGACATCCTCGTAAAGTCCTGCTAGACTAGGCTGTTGTGCCTTATCATGAACATGCAATGCAATGATGGCATAGTGAATGACCTTCATGAGGTCCTTGCGCCAGTCTTCGGGAGTTCCCTTATGACCGTATCGCTGGGCATACTTCATGATGTTTCCAACCGTGAAGCCTACACCATGTCCACCATCAATGATAAACTCGGTAGCTTGGTACTTGTTCTGCGAATAGTGCTGCCCATAAGTGGCATTCACATACTCGGTAACCTGCCGAAGCAGGTCACCTTCGTTATACTTATATTTAATTGTCATACTATCTCCTTAGAAAGGTGTTTCTTCAAAAAATGCGTCTTCATTGACGTTATCGGTAGGGCCAGTATCAATCTTGGCATCAACCTTGGTGTAGAGGTCGAGGAATGCTGACTTGGTATCAGCATCAAAGCGGTTAACGCAGAGTTCGACTGCCTTCTGGCGAGACTTGAACATGGCGAAGGCATTGACAATGTGTTCCAGACGGCGAGTCGAAATCAGGTCGTCAATGCCACCATCGTAAAAAGTCTTACGGATGATTTCAGCCCAAGTAACAAGGTTGTCGGCGAATTCTTCATCAATCGCGCCAGCCTTTTCCATCTTGTTCATGACAATCTTCTTTTCGACCTTAGCCGATGGGTATTCTTGTTCGACTGTGATGGCGAAACGCTCAAGGAAGGCATCATCAAGAATCTGAGCCGAGATGAACTTGCCGTCATCGGAACCACGACCCTTGGTGTTAGCAGTTGCAACCACGTTGAAGCCCTTGGCGGGGAAGACAGTCTCGCCAGTCTTCTTATTGAAGTATGGCTTGCCTTCAAGAATGGCCTGGATGCACATCAACTTGTTCGAACCGCGGTCGATTTCATCAAGAATAAGAATTGCCCCACGCTTCATGGCAGTCAGAACAGGACCTTCGCGGTACACTACGTTACCATCGACAAGGGTGTTGCCACCAATCAGGTCGTCTTCATCGGTTTCTACCGAGATGTTGACGCGGAGACATTCGCGCTTCAACTTGGCGCAAGCCTGTTCAATCATTGTGGTCTTACCGTTACCAGACAGGCCAGAGATGAACGTGGGATAGAAGGCTTCTGCCTTGAGAACCTTAATCAGGTCGGTGTAAAAGCCAAACGGAACGTAGGTCGCATCAAGACGGGGAACCAGATTGTCAATGATTACCTCTAGCTTAGGCTGCATCACCGTCTTAGCAACGGGCTTCGAGATAATCTCAGCAACTGGCTGAGGCATCACGGGTGCAGGCTTGGCAGTCACGCCAACCATTGCAGCAGACAAATCGTAAACGCCACGAGAAACCACATTGTCCTTTGACAGGAGCCAGTTCAACTTCTCAATACCCATGGGGTGGGCGACGGCAAAAACATCTTTCTTGCGGAAAATACCACCATTCGTATCAGCGGCACGAAGGGCGGCAAGCAGGTCTTCACGGGTACTAATCATAATAAAATCACCTTTTCACAAACAAACATCATCAATCACATTATTTACTATAGTCGATTCGCGACCAAATGTCAAGTGTTTTTTACGCCACAGCCTCAACCATTTTTGTAAGAATTACACGACCAATAGATTTCTTATCCTGAAACGCCTTGAACGCCTTGGTCAGTTCTTTCTTATCGTTGGAGTCCACAGTCAGAGTGTCTTCTGAAATTTGCAGACTACTGCCAGCTTTAATCAGAAACTGGTCATCAAAGCCGTTGCTGTCCTTGAGAAGTGCCGCACCTTCCTTCTTGAAAGCCTTGCGGGTCGCATCACTGACTGTGCCAGGGACGAGCGAACGAGCCAAGAAATACTTGAGGTCATAAGAACCCATCAGGTAAAAGTTAATCATCCGCGAACCAGTGGTTTCACGATACAGTTCAAGAAGAGCCTTACAGTAAGACCGGCTGCGGTAGCTAACACCGTCATATTGCTGCGAAAAGGTGCGACGAGTCTTAGAGTCAACAATAGCTAGGTTCTTACGGTGATAATCATTATGATTATGACCAACAGTTTCGAAGTTGCAATCACCTTCACCATCGGTCAAGAATACCGACGAAAGAACTTCAACGCGATTGCGGTTCTTGAAATCTTCGGCGATGTAACGGCCAAGCAGAATGGCTTCTTCTAGCGGAGTGCTGCCAAGACCAAAAGAATTGGCAGCGGTACCGTCTAGATAAAGGTCATGATAGCTACGATTATAAGACTGGCCAAGAGCAAGAATATTTGCCATCTGGGTCTTGAACTTACCACCAGAAACGCCGGTAGCCACCAACTGGAGCATACGGAAACTGGGGTCAGAAATCATCAGGTTGTTAGGGTCAGACAAGTTATTACGGCTGCGCACTGTATCGAAATACGTTTGTGGTGCGCTAGAGTTCGTAATGAAACCGTAAACTTCAAACGGAATGCGAACTTTCTGGCAGAACGAAGCCAGTAGAACCAGCTGCTCCATGGTACCAGACATGTTGGAAGACATGCTGCCCGACATATCAAGGTACAGAAGCATGCCGTGGTTCTGACCGTTAGGAACAACCGTGTTCTGTAAGAACAGGTCTTCTGTAATCTTGTAAGCCCACACTTTGTCCATGTTGATGCGGCCAGTCTTGGAAGTCTGGGCGCGCATAAGCGACTTGGCTTTTTTCTTACGTTCAAAGTCCTGTGCCATTGAACTAAGGTACTTGCTGTTCTTGGCAAGAAACTCCTTGTAGAGTTCCATCTTGACTTGTTCGGCAGTCTTGCCTGCTCGGTATGCGGCGCCACCAACAGAGAACTTCAACATCTTTTCGACGGTGTTAATACCGACAATAAAATCAGCCGGGTTCAGAATAGGGAGCTTGGCATAAAACGTCTCACGGGCGTTTGCATCAAGCAGGCTGTCTTCATTCCGACGAAAGTTCTCATCGGTGAACGAAGTCGGCTCAGGGCTTTCTTCTGTATCATCGGACTCACTGTCACCAGACGAACCGTCTTCTTTCTCTTCTGACTTTTCTTCTGACTTTTCTTCGGTATCATCGGACGATGAAGACTTAGGTTCTTCTGTTTCGTCTTCTGATTTCTGACCCGTAGAGGAAGGCGTCTGTGGCTTTTCCTTGTCATCTGAGTTGTCCGAATTAGGAACTTCAACGTAGTCTGCACTCGGATCGAATTCACCGTCACCATCTTCCATGATATCACCAAGGGCGTTCATGAATTGTTCGAAGTCAAGTTCCTCGGTTGAATTTTCGGCACGTTCATAGAGTTCGCTAGCCAGCGCTACCACATCTTCCCAGGTGTCGAGGCTGTCAAGACGATTGACAATCGCTTGTTCTTCGTCCGAGAACTTGACGTTCAAAAACGAACCGACCTTGGCGTGAAGGTTGATGCGGTCAATGAACTTTAGCTTATTGACATCCATACCTTCGACACCGAAGAAATTCTTTTCGAAGAGTTCTTGGTAACCATTGTAGAACGACCGACGAAGACCGGGGTAACGGTTCTTCATCTTGCGTTCGATACGAGCATCTTCAATGATGTTGAGGAAAGACTTGAAGCCCACACCCTTCTCAGAGATGCTGGAGTGCCAGCCGTCAGCAGGCGTTTCAAGAGCGTGACCGACTTCATGGCCGATTAGCAGGTCATAAAGGTCAGCCGAAGTCTCTTTGAAGATCGGCAGCACGACCGTGCGGGTCTCCAGATTGAAGTAAGCGGTACTTGTCTTCTGGTGTTCTACATGGATATTTTCTGTCGCCAACAACTTGGCGAGAATCGACTTTTCAGCAAACTGGGACATCACAAAACCTCATCAATCAATCATATAATTTACTATAGTCGATTCGCGACCAAATGTCAAGCGATTCTTTTAGAAACAACGGCGCTCACGGCGAATATATCGATTGCCGTAGTAGTCATATTCAGTAACTTCTGTGGTACGGCAGTTACGGTCGCGGCGATAATATGCATCACGGTTGCGATAGTGATATTCATACTCGCGGTCATAAACTTCGCGCTCAACTTCCTCGTCGCGGCTATTGTTGTTTTTAATAGCAGCACCAAGAATAAATGCGCCTAGACCGATAGCAATAGCTTCGCCGGTATTAATATGATTGCCGCGCTTGCGCTCGTGGCGTTCAGTGCGGTGTTCACCACGACCCTTGGCTTCTGCTACCACAGGAGTAGCAAGAACACTGACCGCAATAATACTAGAAATAACAGACTTAAACATAATCATTCTCCTTATATTATTAGTATACACGAATCGATGGTAATGTCAAGTTAAAAACGTGTCATTGACCCATCGGCATGAGCCAAAAATGGCTCAAACTTAATGTTGGGATATTCATCTGCCAAATCTTTGAACATCTGGAGATTGGAAACAGCATCATCAAAGAGACGAGCGCGAGTAAATTTACCAGTATCAAGGTATTGTTTAATAAAGATTTTCTTGGCTGGAGCAGACGGCATAGCGCCTAGATTGCCAGCACGGTGAACATGTATATCATCAATATCGATACCTTGTTGACGAAAGGTATCTAGAAAAATATCACGGTCATCAAAATCTGACCGAGCGGTAATGACAATCATCTTACTGCCACGGGCCTTAATATTTTTATGCATTGCAATCAATTTGCGAATCGCTTTAGCGATAGGTTCGCTGGTGTCACGAAAATGCCGGGCGTCCCTAAACTCGCTAAAGTCAAAGGATTCACCCGGCTGTAAATTATATGTATTGTATTGCTTGTTACCCAGTGTCTTGATTATCTTACCGCCTTTGACGATATGGACACGGGCTTTGGTACGGAACAATGTCTCGTCAATATCCCAGATAGTTAATCCGGCACTGTCTTGCGACTCACTTATAAACTCTTTAAAACCAATCATATTTATATACTACTCGATTCGTGAGTGAATGTCAAGTAGTATTTATACAGGCGGGGCTTTCTTTCGAGTTTTCTTGGGCTTTGGAGCCTCTTCTTCCGCGTCTGCTTCGATACGGTTCTTCAAACGCTTGGCAACTTCTTCCGCATCAAGCCAGATGTCCTTGTTATCAAGCATAGACTTAATTTCTTCTGGCGTCAGGAAGTCTTTATAGAAAGAAGCAAACAACTTCTCAGACCATGCACGGAAGTGTGTGATTTGGTCATACATTTCGCCGCCCTTACCAATGGTGCCACTTGAATAGTTGTGGAACATGAACATGGTATGGTCAGATAGTTCAAAGCGATCCGCACTAAGGAAGATAAGAGTTGCAGCCGACATACAGATGCCTTCTACCGAACAAACGATAGTAGCATTTGATTCTTGAATTGCTCTTACTATCTGGAGAGCGGCAAACAGGTCGCCACCTTCACTGTTGATACGAATGTAGATAGTATCTGTCTCGCCAGCCGCTCGAAATAACTGGAACCATTCTACATATTCTTCGGCGGCTTTAATTTCGCCGCACAGATATAGATTTACGACAGTAGCTACAGGTTGCGCAAAGTATCTAGCCTTAGAAGGACCATCAAACTCGTTCATAGAATCTTGTGATTGCGGTGATCTTTTCAATTTGGTTATCAATTATGGGTGTCCTATTCGGCCAGTGGATGTATTCCTTTTCAGGATTTTTCATCAGGTTATACATTAAAGGTAAAATTAAGTCTTCTACCTGCTTCAACTTTTCAGAAACTTCCATTTCGACCAGTCGCTTATGTTCTGAGATAAGTGTTGACTGGTCTACATTAAGAAGTCTAGCTTCTAGGTCATATAGTTTGGCCATAATCTCATCTTTAAGATCGCTGGCACCTATATCGTCGTTAGGATTATATGGTTCTCGAACGTGAACCACAGTTTCGGTTGGGTCTTCGAATGTAAATCCGAAATCATAGGTTGTGTTGGACATATTTTCTAGTATACCTTTCGTGGGGATAAAATATATTCATTTCAACATTTTCCAAAAATTAAAAGCCATGGAGACTCTTTCGCCATCACCTTCGTTCGGTAAAACCCGATGCATCAAATCATCAGGAAATAATAATAACAACCCAGCATATGGTTTAATCTGAAAGATTTCTTTTTTAATCTCATACTCAAAATGACCAGCATTTTCTGGAACTTGGAGATAAAGAACTCCACACATCTCATCTGTGGCACCCCTATCGTGATGGTGCCACTCATTATAATCGCTACCAGTATTGATATTATACCAGCAAGTTATATCTCCAGTAACACCCGCTACAGCTTGAACATTATCTATAACTGATTCTGCCCAGGAATAAGTTTTTCTATTACAACGTTCACTGTGCCATCCACCTTTATTACTTCGTTTAACAGACTTGGTTATGCCACGCAATGCTAAAACATTATCGGTGAAATTTTCTGGTAAAGTAAGTTGAACCAATCGCATAGTCATAAAAATAATTAGTCAACTGTAAATTCAAAGGTTGTTTTGGACATATTTTCTAATATACCTTTTTGCTCGTTTTTCTAGTGACTTCATAGCCATCTTCATTTTCATTTCAGAAGCATGGTCAGAGAAATTCAACCCAAGCATATGATCATATTCATGCTGAAAAATTCTGGCGGGTAATCCCGTGAACTCTTCTACTATATATTCACCTTCTACGTTCTGATATGAGGCAGTGATTGCGGCTGGGCGTTTGATAGAAAGCCATAGACCTGGATAACTTAGACAGCCTTCTTTAGCAAGATTAGTTTCGGGTGACCATGAAACAATCTTGGGGTTAAAAATATTCTTGCGATTATCATCATCTGAACCCATTACAAAAACTTTAGCATCGATTCCCACCTGATTTGCAGACAGTCCTAGACCTCGAAGGTCACGAGATTTTGTCCATAGCTTATCAACCAGATCGTTTGCGTCACCAGCATCAAAGTCAAATGCAGACGGCTCTTTGCGAAGCTGCGGATCAGTAAACTTAATTAATTCCATTATACCACCATTTCACTATAGTTATTTTTCTTTTCAAACTTAATTAGACTGCGGAACTTATCAAACAGTTGGTCGCCCTTATGACTGATAACAAATACATTAGTATCTTCACCCAATGTATCAAGTAGAGACATAATATAATCTGTCCCATTGTTGTCTAGTGAACTATCAAATACTTCGTCCAGGATTAGAAGATTGGTAGCTACACTGTTCTTCATCTTAGCGATTGTTCGCCACGTAAAGAGAAGAGCCAGGTCGATGCGTTGCTTTTCGCCTTCAGAGAAGGATGCGTAACTGAAATCGTCACGATGGCGAGACTTAATCGTTTCATCAAACTTCTCATCAAGATTAAACTGCACAAAGAAGTCCATTGCTTGTAGATATTTATTCACCAACTTATTGATAACTGGAAGATACTGCCGAATAATCTTAGTCTTAATACCAGTGTCCTTGAGGAGAGTGGAGACAGCATCCATGTAATGCTTTTCTTCATTCAACTTGGCCTTTTCTTCGTTCTGAACCAGAACTTCTTTAGCATAAGTCTTTAGCTTATTCTTTTCAGTATCTATATCACCAGTTTTAGATGAAATATCATTCAGTTCCAGATTGAGTGCTTGGATTAATCTCTGTTGAACAATCATTTCATTATGATGAGTTATAATCGAAGCATTCAGCCCAGAAATTTGTTCGGAAAGAACCGCATTTTCCGCGATAAGTTCTTCAAGTTTTGTAAATTCTTCCTGGAGTTTCTCCATTCCCGAAGATAGTTCTTGCATTTTCTCTTGTCTGGATGATACGATGGTTTCTTTATGATCGTGAGCAATGCCTTGCCGACATGTCGGACACTCATCTGTTTCCTCGTAGAATGCCACCTCCTTTTGGAGATCGCGGAGTTGGGTGGAAAATTTGGTTTTAAAGGAGTCGAGTTTCTTTTGCTTGTCTGCAAGGTCTCCGAGACTTTGTTGGGTTTCTTCAACAGAAAGTTTTTGCCCTTCCAAATCGTTAGCGAGGCTTGTAAGACTTGATATCTTTTCTTCGCCGGTCTGAATACGCTCCAATATTTCATCGACTCTCTTCTCTCGGTTCGCTTCTAGGGTGTCAACATATTCTTTCTGTATCGAAGCCTTTTGTTTCAAGACTTCCAGCTTACCGTCGGCATCCTGTAATTGATCTTTAAGAGCATTCATCTTGTCACGCAACACCACATTCATTGTGGTAAAAATTTGAATGTCCAGCAGGTCTTCGATGATTTCTCTACGGGTTCCAGAGGGCAACTGCATGAACGGGGTGAATGACGCCGAACCTAGAATGACAATCTGGGTAAAAGACTTGTAGTTCAACTTGAGAATGGATTCCTCAAGATACTTTTGATAATCTCTAGCGGCCGCATCTTGATTCAACAGTTCGCCATCAACATAGATTTCAAAAAGACCGGGCTTGATACCACGAACAATCTTATACAATTTACTACCACTGTGGAATTCTACCTCAACCAGAAGTTGCTTCTTGTTAATGGAGTTTACCAACTGCGGCTTGTTGATGTTGCGAAACGGCTTACCGAAAAGAGAGAAGCACAATGCATCAAGCATCGTGGACTTGCCGCCGCCATTCTCACCGACTATGAGGGTACTGGGTGAACGGTCTAGTTTAATTTCAGTAAACTGATTGCCAGTAGAAAGAAAGTTCTTCCAACGAATAGTGTTAAAAATAATCATACGGTAACGTTCTGTGCCTCAACATAGAGTGTCTGTAGAATAGACTTAATACGGTTCTTTTCCAAATCGGTTTGAATGGTGTCAACAAAATCTGAGAGAACCGACATAGTATCTTCTACATTTAACTCTTCATCATCCGTCGCTTCTGTTTCAAATTCAGAAAAGTCTTCGATGATTTTAAGTTCGATTAGATTTAAATCATATAGCTTATCAACGAAGCGGTCAAACTTATAGAAGTCAGTTTTCTTCACAACTACCAAACGAACACAAGATCCGACCATAGGTAGAAGGTCGATAGCAGAGGGGTCACCATTAGTATCGTCATAATAGATTTTATGGAAGATTTGAAATGGGTTCTCAAAGAATTCTACCTCATTTGTTTCCGTATCATATAAGTGATACCCTCTCTTATCATTATAATCAGACCAAGTAAACTCATAGGTATTACCAAGATAAAGAATATTACCAGTGCGACTACGATGGTGGAAATGACCACTACAAACGAGAGGAAATCTATCAAAGTCCACAGTATCCATTCCGTGATCATTTTTATGCCCACGGTACATTTCAAAACCTGAAAATTCAAAGTGTCCAAATACTGCTTGTGCATTACTTTTCTTTACTACCTCCATAGTTTCTGAATAATTACCAGAACAAATCCATGGAACAAGTAGTAGATTTTTTCCGTCTAATCTAATTTCTTCTGCTTCCGAATATGTAATAATGTTTTCATACTCACGGAGCAGAAGGTCCAGTGAGTTTACATCGTTAGTATTCTTGAAGAAAGTATCGTGGTTTCCAGCAATCATATGAACATCGATGCCCAAATCACTGGTCTTGTCAAAGAAATACTCACGGCACTTCTTCAACGTATTATAATTTATAAACTTGCGCCGATCAAAGACATCACCCAAGTGAATGATAGTCTTGATACCTTCTCGTTCCATATGAGGAAAGAATGTTTCCGTGTAGAACTTCGCAAAGAAGTTATCGAAGGGAATAGAATCCGACCTAGCACCAAAGTGAGTGTCAGTAATTAGCGCAATCTTCATGACTTTAGAATTCCAAGTAGAGTATTGGTCTGGCTGATAGCATCATCAAGTGCATGGTGATGCGTATCATTTTCAGCGGCACGAATCTTAGCATTGCTAAGCCCCATAAGGTTCATCACAGTGCGATAACACATGATGTTACTAAAGCGCCAAGGGTATGGCATACCGACCGCTGCATATCCAGACTCCAGAATAGAGATGTCAAACGATGCACCATTACCCCACGGCATTACCTTGTCTCTACCAATCCAGTCAGTGAAATTTTGTAGTGCGTCCACGAGTTGCAGTTGGTCGACCAGAAGAGCATCTCTAGCCGCCGCACTTTGCTGCATCCACCAATCAATAGTAGACTTGTCAACGTGAAGACCCGCGGCCTTACAAGATTTGGCATCGATGTTACAGTAGAACTTATCGATAATGCCTTCACCGATAGTGAACTTGGTAGCACCAATAGAAAGAATGGTCGCGTTGGCTCTTGTCGAAAGAGTTTCCAAGTCAATCATCACATGAACGGTAGTAGGATCAGTTACTTTCATTTACGCTTCTCTTTTGCATATTGTGATAATGCCTTATCGCAGTAGTCACGAATATTTTCTACCGTCACCATATAGTTATGTCTGATATTAGACGGCGTTGCCTTGTCCTGC